CCTTAATCTTTAAGTCATAACTGCTCCGTGACAAGATTTCGTCACAAAGCATATTGCCGTCATCACAAACGGCTTTCATCGTGATTACTCTGTGCGATATGTTGTTGTCGCTGAAATACTCAATCGCACGTCCCGCAAGGTCGCCCGATGCCCATCGTGTCATTATGATGATTATCTTGCCTTTTTCTTCAAGTCGTGAAAGCATTGTGTTCGTAAACCATTCCCAATGCTTTTCTTTGACTGTTTCGTTGTATGCCTCCTCGGCATTTTTGATAAGGTCGTCGATTATAAGTAAACTCGCTCCGAAACCTGTCGCAGTACCGGACGGCGATGTGGCAAGATAGTTGTTGTAACCGCCCTCAAGGCTCCATAAGTTCATCGCTCCGTCGCCTTGCTTTATCCTCACATTCGGAAATATGTCACTGTAAATAATCTTTTCCGTATCGGCTTTTTCTTCTTGAATGGCGTTACGCACCGCTTTTGAAAAGGTGGTTGATAACGTTTCATTGTATGAGCCGGTCATTATCTTTTCACTTTGATTTCTGCCGAGTACCCATTCGACAAACATTGACGCAGTACGGCTCTTGCCGTGACGCGGCGGTAAATTGATAATCAATGCGTTCTCGTCACTTTCGTAAAACGATTGCATTTCATTGCATAACCGTACAAGAAATTCTCGCTCCGGCTTGTAGAATAACGGTGCGGTTAAATGGCAAAAATAAAAGAACTCGCGTCGTGCAAGTTCTTTCTTCGCCTCAAGCATTATTAAATTTTTATCCATCACCTATCAACTTCCTTAATTCGTCAGTCGTAAGATTTGCCATAGGATTGTTTATGTCCATCGTGCCACTGTGCGTTATTTCCTGTTTCGGTGAAAATTCATCTTTGCATTTGCGTTCAAGGTACCATAACGATAAATTAATATCACCCTTTTTTATCCCGTGTGCAACATTTAATTTCGACTTCATTTTGATATTGTCTTTAAGTAACTCTTTTCGCTCCGAAAACTCCTTGTGTTTCTTGCAGTAATTGTATAATGTGCTTACCGCTATATCCGCATAAATACAAGCCTCTCGGTCACTTAACCCCATTAAAAATCCCTCTTCGAGTTTTTGGACTGTCTCTTTCGTAATCTTTCTCGGTCTTGCCATGAATTTCACCTCCTGTTTTTAGATATAGAAAAAGCACTACCTATGCGATAGTGCCTTATATTTTATTTTGATACAACAGTGACATCGTATTGTTTTTATCCGTTGTTTGTATTGCTTTCTTCTTTTTCGGCTATCAGTTCATCTAAGACTTGCAATGCAATTCGGCATTGAGTACACTCATCTTTTCTATATATTCCGAATGCTAATAATATAAACATCGCTATTACAGCAATAAAAAAATAAAAAATTTTGGTAACTATTGATACAAGTGTCACTGCTAATGTTATAAATGCCAAAATAGCGGCTATTGCACTGTATGCATTGTCTTGTTTTCTGTCTTCTAATCTTGTTTCTATACGCAATCTTTCCTTTTTTAGATATTCTAAAGATTCATCAGTATAAAATATTTTTGTGTTTTTACGATACTCGAGATATTTATTGTCGTCCGATTTATGTTTTCGTACGTGATCCCAAAATAATATTCCCATAATTTTATCCTCCGTAAAAATTGTATTTGTGTATATAATTCGACAATATCACACAAAATTCCTTTTTTAGAAGAATAATTTTTTTAATATCTCCACTCCCACCAATCACACGAGATATTCACCCATCATCTCACGACGATACACTACCTTTTTTTACGAAAATAACGAGCGGTAAGATATAGAACACAAAATATTGCACTGTATATATGTTTTGCATTATTTTTTGTTTGCTCATTCTTTTCGCATTATAAATTGTATCACACTTTTTTCGGCAAATTCGGCATTTTTAAAAATTTATTATGTTTTCTTCGTGGATAACTCTCATCGTAAAGCCCTATCTTAAATGCAATCCACTGCCATGACGGCATTACGGTGCCGTCTATGTACCTGTATCGGAATATGCGACGTGTTTCACTGTCTAATATACCGGCAACAAACAATTCAATCTTGTTTTTTTGCCGCTCCAATCGTTGACGTAGTACAATATCAGATATATGTGTTGGCTCAACACCCGACACAGAAATACAGTGCTTGACATACGGGAACTCGCTGTCAGAGCCTGTAACAGTACCATGTACTGTATTACTGTTTATCCTGTCGTTTACCTCGTTCAATTCTGCAACAATACTGCGATACTGTTTTAGCACTTCCTTTGTCAAATCAATTCCCCCTTATACACCGTATTTTTCTTTCAAACTTTCAAGCAATTCGTCTTGTACCTCGCGTTTACCCTGCAAACTGTCAAGCACACGTTTATCGACTGTTCCGTCGGTCACAAGGTGATGGATTATCACAGAATTTTTCTGTCCCTGTCTATACAATCTTGCATTTGCCTGCTGATACAGTTCCAAGCTCCACGTCAGACCGAACCAAACTATTATATTACCGCCTGTTTGAAGATTGAGTCCATGTCCCGCACCTGCGGGGTGAGCCAGTAAAAGCGGTATTTTTCCGTCATTCCAATCCCTTATATCATCAGCACTTTCAAGCTTTTTTGCACCCTTGAACTTTCTAAGTATTCTCTCGCAGTCGTGGCGATAGCTGTAAAAGCACAAAATCGGCTGACCTTGTGAGGTATCGACTATTTCCGCCAACGCCTCAAGTTTTTTATCGCTCGTCACCTTATAACTTCCGTCGTCCAAATACATTGCACCGTTTGAAAACTGCAAAAGTTTATTTGTAAGTGCGGCGGCAGTGGCGGCGGTAACTTGACCGTTTATAAACTCCAAATACTGTTCCTTTTCAAATTCTTCGTACAGTTTCAGCTCCTTATCTGACAGCTTTATATGCTGAACGGTATCAATCCTTTCAGGCATTTCAAGCCAATCCTCTGCCGACATACTGACGCATATATCCGAAATTTTATCATATATCGCCTTTTCCGATTCCTCTTTCGGCTTGTAACTGAAAATTGTCGTCTGATTACGTTTATCGGGAAGAAAATATCTTTCTCGATAGCCGCTTACCGTTCTGCCAAGTCTTTCGCCGCCGTCAAGCAAATATATCTGACTCCATAAATCAATAAGTCCGTTCGGCGCAGGTGTGCCTGTAAGTCCGACTACTCTTTTAGACAGTGTTATGTATTTTTTCAGCGCCTTAAATCTCTGCGACTTTGAACTTTTAAAACTCGACAGTTCATCAATAACCACCATATCAAAATTCCACGCATTGCCTATGCTCGACAATTCGTTTGTGAGCCACGCAACATTTTCACGATTTATAATATAAATATCTGCGTCCTTTAAAAGTGCGTTACGTCTTTGGCTCGGAGTACCGAGAATTTTCGATATTCTCAAATGTCTTAAATGGTCCCACTTCTCGCACTCTCTGCTCCAAGTATCTTCCGCCACTCTCAGCGGTGCTATAACAAGCACTTTTTCGATTTCGTAACAGTTATAAATCAATTCATCAATCGCCGTAAGCGTCACGACCGTTTTACCAAGTCCCATATCAAGGAACAATCCGACGCGCGGTGTAGAGATAATTTTATCCAACGCAATCTGTTGGTACTTATGCGGTTTAAATTTCAAAACTCTCACCTCTTAACAATTTATCAACTTTGTCCTTCGTGTCAATCACATAAACGTGAAAACCGATTTTTTCAAAAAGTCGGTGTACGGCGGTTTGTAATTTTCTCGGCTTTCCGTTCGGCCGTTTAAGTTCTGCGAAGTATATCGTACCTTTCGGAATCATAACAATCCTATCCGGTACACCCGCCATACTCGGCGACACAAATTTCAGTGCCAAACCTCCCATTTGCTTAACTTGCCTTACTAAATATTTTTCAATGTCCTTTTCTATCATTTTCCACCTGTTCTTTCTGCGGTAACTCTAAAACAGTTTTTCATATACTTATACGCGTATATACGCGTTATGTGTGTATATATCTATTTGTAGTATATATATGTATATAATATATAGAATTAAAGTTACCAAAGTTACCTATGTCTTAAGCCCTTGTTTTTACTGCGTTTTTTGGGTAACTTTTAAAAGTTACTTAAGTTTACCAAAGTTACCTTGAAAGTTACCTTTTCAAATAAAGGTTACCTCTAAAAGTTACCCCATATTTTAAGCTCTTTTAAACCCTTTTTGCACTCCGTAATCCTTGTTAAATTTAATAACCTTGTCGTATTTTTCCCAATCGTCAAACGATGAAATGATACTGTTAATCTCTATCGAATCCCTACGTTGAATTTGCCTAAAATCGCCGTTAAAGAGTTCGCACCATATTTCAAGCGCACACACTCTGTCACGTTCGACAAGTTTGTCTTCGGGTACAGTTACAATCTCCGACCAAAAATCCCGACGTTTTGCCAAGTCCCAACAGTTCCAATCACGCGGTACACGTTTATCAAGGAAGTCACGGATAAGTCCTTCCTTAACCGATACTTCTCTGTGGTCCGACTGTACTTGTTTTGCAAGCTGTTCCGTTTCCTTTGACAAATAAAGCGGTTCATTCTGCGTATAACGCACTTTTGCCTCCGCCCAAATTTGATTTATTTCATCATCAGTCAAATCGGTAAACACGCTCCTTTTTATCGGCACAATCTCCGTATCAACAGGCCAAAATCTTCTGTTACCGGTACGGTCACGAAGATAATCGCTGTTATTGCTCGTACCGAAAAATACACATCTTCGCGGGTGTTCCTGTACAATTCTGCCGTATGCCGCGCGGTATCTGTCCGACGTCTGCGACAGTATCTGCTTAACACTGCCGACTTCCGACTTATTAAGTGCTTCAAGTTCGCTTATCTCTACAATCCATTTACCCTGTATAACCTCGCACAATTCCTTACCCTCGAACGTCTTTATGCCGTCCGTAAACCACCTGTCAAAGCCGACTTTGCGAAGTATCGTACTCTTGCCTATGCCCTGCCTGCCCGACAGAATAAGCATATTATCGAATTTACTTCCCGGCTCATATGCTCTTGCGACCGCTCCGACGAACATTTTACGCGTCACTTCTCTTGTATATTCGTTATCCGCCGCACCGAGATAATCGACAAACAATGTATCAAGTCGTTCCGTATTATCCCACGCAAGACCGTCCAAATACTCAACAATCGGGTCATACGCAACACGTCTGTAAAACACCGACAGCGCACGGAAAACCTTATCATTACCCATTTTAATGCCGTACACATATTCAAGATACCACTGCAATCCGTCCGTATCGGAATCCTGCCAAACACGTTTTTCCGGTGCGTCCTTGTCCCAGGGCATAATGCCATCAATCTCCGCGTATCCCGTAAAATCGTTCATTTTGATTTTGCCTTTTAAATGCGAATCGTTCTCAATTATAAGAATAATATTGTTAAGCGTCTTTTCGTAAGCGCCTGTATTTTCGTTTTTCTCCAACTTTAACGCCCACTGCATATCGTCCATTTCTTCGTTTTCTATACCGCCGAAATCTTCCGCCGCTTTCTTTTGACGTTCCTTGAACATAAGCATTGAAACGTCACTGTCACCGTCTATAAGCTTGCACATTGCCGAATATGACGGCAGTTTCGATACAGGTGTACCGTCCTTTGCGTCTGCGTCCGTATCACCGAATTTATGAATACGAACAAGGTCAAAACTGTTGCACAACTTACCGCTTGCAGGGTCTGTTGCGTGGTTTGAATACGCAAATTTGCCGTTTTCGTACACGACAAGTCCGCTTGAACTTGAGCCGTCCTTGTATGTGTATCTGTCGCCTACGGCACACTTTTCGTACACGTCCGAAAGGTATTTTTCTATGCACGAATGTATATCGTACGTTCTGCAAAATGCACCGATAACACCTTTTTTAAGCGTTGGGTCCTCTTGTTTTTTTACCTGTCTGTCCAACGCCTTTGTTGTTCTTGACGAAACGTACCAACTCGATACGTCGCGCCAATCTTCATATTTTGCAAGCACCTTGTCAACGTCAAGCGGTTTATTTTCCTCGTGTTCAAACACATACTCGCCGTCAATGCTCGTACTCGGCCAATACATTAAACGGTGCGGCTGATACGTTGTGTCGTCAAACATATCTATACCAATATCATAAGCCACCATTCTTGCAACAGCTTCGTATTCATCCGGCGTACAAGGTCTTGACAGAAGTATCACCAAACGAAATCTCGGTTTCTCGGCTGTGTGCTTGTGCGTTGAGTAAATGCAGTATGTAAAGTCGTAAAACATTGAAATATTATCGCAAAAATCACTGTCGGCAAAGTCTGCGTCAAGCGTAAGCAAAATTCTGTTTTCGATACTTCCCGACTGTCGCTTGCCGTTTTTCACCTTACCGCCCACAAAACCGCCGACGTCCTTTATATCATCCTGTTGTGACTTCGGCATATTTGCAAATTCACCTTGCGTTTCGCTCGTCCTTGTTGTCGTTTTCAGCCTTTCGACAAAATCTCCCCACGACATTTTTGTATTTTTCCATAGTTTTGATTTTCTGCTTTGTCCCGTAGCAATTACTAAATCCAATTTATAACACCCCCTAATCTTTCATATAAAAATTACATTCGTATCCGTCCGCATTAAGCGGAAGTCCTTTCGCCCATTCAATCGGCTCACACATTATCGCCGCCAACTCCTCTGCACTCGACACGCCTTTCGGAACGTCGACTATAACCTCATCGTGAACGTGGAAATTAATCTTAAAACCTCTGTCCTCAAGCCGAATTATGCTTTCAGCCAAGCAATCCCTCGCAAACGCCTGTACTATGTTTTCAACAAGCTTACCGCCCCATGTTTCAAGTCTGCTCCAAGTTTTTGTTGTCTGATTCATACCCATATATGTAACGGCTTTTTTTCCAAATCTGTTTACTTCGATTTTCGGTTTAACGTAAGCGATTTTTCTTCCCGACGGCAGACCGATAAAAAGAATATTCGACTGTTTATAAAAAGAAATATCGTGTCTAATCTTGCTCGGATAACCCTCAACCGCCTTAATCGCCGCATTCTCGACCGTTCGCCAAAATGCCGTTATGGCAGGATTTGAATTCCGCCACTTATCCACGATACCTTGAAGTTCTTCTTCGTCAATACCCATTTTCAAAGCACCCATACTCACCATAGCTCCGACACTTCCGCCGTAACCGAGTGCAAGTTCGGCAATCTTGCCTTTCTGACGTAGCGGATCGCCTTTGTGAATACTTTCAATCGGAACATGGAACATCTGACTTGCCGATGCCTCGTATATTTTTCCGTGAGTTTTAAATACTTCAAGTCGCCACTGCTCGCCTGCAAGATATGCAATAACTCTTGCCTCAATCGCCGAAAAGTCCGCTACTATAAATCGCCTGTCCTCACTCGGTACAAGTGCTGTTCGTATAAGCTCCGACAGCGTTTGCGGAACATTTCCGTAAAGCATTTCAAACAGTTCAAAATCGCCGTTTTCCACACATTCTCTTGCGTAATCAATATCTTTCAAATGGTTTTGCGGTAGGTTCTGCACCTGTACAATTCTTCCTGCCCAACGTCCTGTACGGTTTGCGCCGTAAAACTGCAAAAGTCCTCTTATTCGTCCGTCATCGCAGACGCTCCGCTCCATTGCCTCGTACTTTGTTACGGACGTTTTCGCCATCATTGAACGCAGATATATCACTCTTTTCGCCTTTAGCGATATGCTTTCATCGGCTATAAGCTCCTTTAATTTTTCCTTGTTCAAGCTGTCGATTTTCTGCCCTGTTTCTTCTTCAAGCCACGCCTTTAGTTGCATAACCGATTTTGGATTTTCAAGCCCCGTTATTTTCTGTGCCTCGTCATAGCACCTGTCACTGTATTCCGTATTGAATTTGATTGCGTTTTCAACAAAGTTTCGGTCAACTCTTACACCTCTGTCGTTAATTCGTTGGTCATACGTCCACAGTTTTTGTTCACTGTCGCATATCGGAAATTGAGCGAGTTTCTTTTTTATCGCACGTTCCACTTCAACGTCCTGTATGCAGTATTCTTTGAATACTTCCCACTTGTCGGGTGCGTGCATCGGTAAATTTCTTGTACGTCCGCCGTTCGTCTTTGTCGGCTTACATGGTTTTGAGAAATAGTCAATCAAGGCTTTTCCGCGTTTGTCCTTTTGCTCCTCCAAGCCGAGTGCAACCGCCACCGCCGAAAGTGAAAGCGGAAGTCCGAGTTCAGACGCTTGTACCGCACTGCACCGCCACTGATTTACGGGCAAATTAATATTAAAATACTTACCGATACACGTTCTTTCAAAGTTCGCATTATACGCCGTTTTCAATACATCCCCGTCCGTCAATGCGTCCATTACTTCTGTCGGCAACGCCTCACCTTGTGCAAGGTCAATTATTTTTACTTCTTCATCATCAAACGCATACGCAAATAACAAGATTTTAAAATCGGGGGCATTCGCATAAGCATATACCCCAGATTTAGTTAAATCAACACTTCCGTATGTTTCAATGTCGATACTGAGTGATTTCATTTTGCCACCTTTTAATTAAGAAAATCGTCGTCATCGTCATATAGTCCCGCAAAGTCGTCCTCCGCAGTGTTTCGTCCGCCTAAAGGCTCTCCGTCCCTCGTTTTCATCAAATTATTAAGACCGCACGCAATACCTTTATTGCCGTTGGAGTTAAAGGCGTAAAACGAAATTGACGCATGACCGTAACAACCGCTGTAAAATTCCGTCTTGTCGATTATCGGCTGACGTGACTTGTCCACAATACCCGGTGCGGTTTTGCAGTTTGCGTTGACAAAATAACTGTTTGCATAGTTTTCGTCGTCCTCTCTGTCAGTATCACCGTCACGCAACGGCAACTTTAAATTTGCGGGAATTTTACCGCCGAACTTCGCAATGCCCTCTTGCTTTGCCGCCTCGATTGCGTTGTTTATTGCCTTGATTGTCTTTGTGTCGCTTTTCGGAATGATGATACTTACCGAATACTTTTCGTCACCGCCGTTGATTGATGACGGCTCCCAAACGTGTGCATAACTGAATCTTACTTCTCCTGTGATTACCTGTGTCTTTCTTTTTTCCATTGTTATTTCTCCTTTACTTTATATCTTTAAAATCTTCTGCCGCTTTCTCTGCCGAATTCCATTCGGGACGTTTGTCCTCCGAACGTACAAGCGTCGGCTTTCCCTGCGGTTTTATTACATATTCTCCGAGCAGTTCGTTAAATCTTGCTCTGCCTAAAAGTGCTCCCATTTGGGTGATGTTAAGTATTTCTTTCTTATATATGTTCTTTTCGTCATAACCGGCTTTAATTAATACATCGGCGATTTTGCTGTCGTCCTCCGCATATTTGCGGTTACTTCTTCCCTCAACCACTTTAAATCCCGGATACTTAACGCCGTTATTAAGTGCCTGTTCCAAAGCATAGTCCTTTACGAGTTTCGACCACTTCGCAAGTTTTTCCGCTTGGTCTATTACCTCCGCAATTTCATCTTCGGTAAGTTCCAAAGGCGGTTTGAAAACCATTGCCGCAAGCCTGTTTTTCTCCTCCGCATACGCACGGCATACGGCTCTTGCTTTGCAAAATCCGTCATCACAATGTCGCCCTGCTATACAGTCACCGTCACCGCTGTTCGCAAGTACGGCTTTAGGCTTTAAATCTTCGCCCCACTTAATGAGTTCGTCGCGTGTAAGCGTTTCCGTATCAATGTTATCAAGTCGCGGTTGGAATATCGTTAAATTGACTTTATGTATGTCGTATAGGTAGTCGTATTCGCTCAATGCTCCTAAGCCATATATCCTAAGCTGACTGTTCTTGTCTGCCGATACCTTTACGCCCTGTCCGTATTTAAGGTCTATTATTTCGATTATTCCGCCGCCGATAATAACGGTGTCGCCTGTACCGAATCCGTCGGGTACCCATTCCGAAAAATCTAAACGGCGTTCAAGATGAATCTGTGCGTCCTCGCATTGACTTTTCACTGCGTTGTACCGCTCTAATACAAAATCACGATAACTGTCCGTGTATTCTTCCATATCTTCGGTTATATCAAGCGAACGTATCATTTTATGATACTGCACGCGTGTTATGTGGTTTAAAGCTAATTTCAGCTTTGCCTCACCCAATGAATGTGCGGTAGTTCCCTCTTTTGCATATTCACTGCTTTCGTCGGGGAATTTGCTTTCCATTGCGATTGACGCGGGGCAGTTTATCCACTTCTTTGACCCCGACGCCGAGAGTTTTGCGTGTTCTTCCGGCATTACTTCACATCTCCTATTCTCGTCATCGCCTCTGTGTATCGCTCAGGCGGTATTTCCGTTACTTTGTCGTAACCCATTTCTTGAAGCAGTCCCTTGGCCTTATCTCTGCCCTGCGACTTCGCATATTCACCGAATGCCTTGCGTACTTCCTCTATTGTGTATTCCACTTCGGCGGTATTATCCTCTGTCGGCGTATCGTCTGACGTCTGTTCCTCTCTTACAACGTTCGCCGATTTCTCAACTTCCGCCTTTGTCATCTCCACAGGTCCCGTCTTTTTGTTGAGTACCGAACATAATCCGTACATTCGGTCGAGTACTTCCTTGTTACCCTCAAAATCTTTCTGTTCAAGCCTAATTACAATTTGCATTGATTTTCGTTCCTTTCTGTGGTATAATGTTGACATAGATTAATAATCTATGTGTTTTTGTTATTTGACCGTTTATGAGTGCCAGCTCTGACGGTCATTTTTTTCTACAATATTAATTAGTGGCTCGCCACCGTTACGATTATAACGTACTTCAAAATCAGCACTGCCATTAATCAATATTTTGGTTCTGTCGGGAAATGCGTTTAATATTGAAACAAGCTCGTCATTTCTGTAGCTTTCTACTTCATCATTCATCTTTTTTCACCTTCAACTTCTTCTTGATGTCATTTAACTTCTTGAAATTCATTCTGTATTCTTTATCGACTGGTTCATCGATAAATACCACGAAACTCATAATTTTTCTTGACGTCCCGCTCTCGCGTACACTTACACCTACCTGCGGATACATACTATTACCTATCAACGTATACAGAACAATCGGTGCGTTATCCTTGTTTACTGCCAATAAATTAATCTGCAAACACAAATCGTGCAGTTCTGTTATTTGCTTTGCCGTCATTGTTTCTTTCCTCCGATAATCTTCGCAACACTCATTTCAAGCGGGTGTTTTGACTTGATACGATTTGTTATCCCATATCCTTTTGCTATGTATGCCTTAACCGACTTGTTCTCATCAGCGTTTAAAACCACAACATCATCTCTGCCCGTCATTACTACATATTTGTTCATTTGAAAATATTCCTTTCACCGTTATTTTCTGCTTTGCGTGTCCTCTGCACTCCTTGGCGAATGCGTTAATCATCGGAAATACTTCTCTGTGAAAATATTCTTCCGTTTTCTCATTCTCTGTTTTTGGTTTTCTTTTTAGCATTTTTTATGTCCCTTTCTGCCAATTTCCAACTTATGATTAGTCCGATACTGAAACTAATCAGTGCAATTCCTATTGTGTTCATTAGTTTACCTCTCTTTATCCTGTGAGCTTGTCCCATCATCGGAGCATTAAGCTCCTTTTTCTTTGTTTGCTTGAATAGCATTGTACTCGTCAATCATCTCCTGCGACGGCTCAACCGTTACATCACCGTACCCAAGCATATGATACATATTTTCTATATGAGGTTTCCAATGCTGAAAACGCTCATAAGCAGGTCTGTCTTGCCAACTTCCTACCACTTCAACATGTACTTTAGGTTGCTTTCTCGGCTTTCTTGCCTTTTTGGTCTTTTCCGCCTCCATGATTTCCACCTCCTGCTTTAATCTATGTATTTCATTTTTTGTCCTATTACTTTGTACTAAGCGATCTGCTCCTGTTCCATTATCGGAAGTATACCCTCGCTCTTTAACAATGCATAAATAAACAATCTGCCTTTTTGTGTCCAATATGTATTTACTTTAGAATGTTGCTTGCCGTCATTTCCGTTTACAGTATGCGTCTTTGTACTTGTGTAGCCTTTTTCAGCATATTCCTTATACAACAGCCATATCCCTCCTTGCTTAAACTGTATCTGGTGTTCTTTTAAGAAATTGTTTAACCATTTTGCCGACTTACCGTAATCCTTTGCTATGACAGTGACTGATAATAAATCGGGACAATTTAAAACTAAATCATAATATGACGCCTTTGGTTGAAGTTCCATAATCTGCTGTTCTTGAACTTTAACAGTGGTGTTTAGTTTCTTATTTTTCTCTCGCTCCAATTTTAATGCCGTAAACGCCTGTATAGCCAAATCGGGATTTTCCAATAGTTCTTCGGTCGCATACATTCCTGTTTTGCGTATCGCCGGTAATACATCAGCCGTAACCCAATGCTTAAACTTCTTCGCATTCGGCATTTTGCTTGATAGGATAAGACTGTACAAACCCGATTCATTGATACATACCGGATTTTGTTCTCTACCGATGGAGTCACGAATCGTTACCCCATCCGTTTTGTCATCTTCATCAACATGGTCCGCTAAAGCTTTGCGAGGATTGCTATACCCAAGTATTCCCGCCACATCCTTACCGACAAACATAATCTCTCCGTTTACTGTTGTTGTTCTTACAGAGCCGAACTCTGCATTTTCAAATACCTTTAATTCTTCCATAATTTAAATTTTCCTTTCTTATACATGTCGATTGTATTTTTTAACCATTTGTGCTATAATCATCTCGGAAGGAGGTGATTATAATGACAACAATATTTGTACATTTCTTAGACTTAAAAATTAATAAGTCAATCGAATTTAATTATATCCCGCATATCGGAGAAAAGTTTTCACTGTCCGAAAACGGAGATATATACGTTGTAAAGGATATACTATACAATAATTTTTCTTGCCCATATAAAATTGAATTGTATGTATCAAAATCAACACTTAATAGCTAACAGCTATATTGATACCCTTTTACAAGTGGCTCCCACTGTGTTTGTTTGCTTACACTTACGGGAGCTATTCTTTTATAACCACCGTCACAATTATAATCGGCATTCTTATTTGAAATAATCTTACTACTTCCTACATAGTAATAATCACCTGTATGACGATTTTGTGATACGTATAAACACAATGCTTTTTCTTCATCTGCATATATCACATGAAGAAGAATACCGTTATCGAGCTTTATATACTCATCTTTCTTAAATTTCATAATTCTCACCTACTTTCTTATATTACCTATGCATAGTTGCTTTTAGGAAACTAATTCAGCAAAAAAAATATTCATTATTTTTTCTTCATCTAATCCAAGAATAGACGCAATCTTTTGAATTTCTTCTTGCTTAAAGCTTGTTTCCCCTTTTAACCTGCTATATAGGCATTTTTTTGATACACCCAATCTCTCTGCAAGTTGCGGTTTTGTTAAACCCTTTCTTGCAATTTCTGCATTTAAGTCGTCTATGTTCATTTTATCACCTCTTTCTTTGTTTCCTTTAGGATACTTCTATGATAGCATATAATTCTTACTCTGTCAACCCCTTTAGGAAACTTTTTAAAACTTTTTTGAAAAAATAGTTGCTTTTTTGAAACTGTTATGTTAATATGTATTTATAGAAAAGGGGTGTTTACATTGGATATAGGAACAATTATAAGAAATAGACGTTTAGAACTTAATTTAACCCTTGAGGAAATAGGAAATGCCGTTGGGGTTAGCAAAAGTACAGTTCAAAAGTGGGAGAATGGTTTTATATCTAATATGAAAAGAGAT